CCAACATCAAACCGCTTTCGGCTGGCACGGTGACCTCGATGGTGTTGGCCGTGCCGGTGCCGCCGAATTCCACCGTCAGCTTCCGGGCGGTCGTGTCGGTGTTGTGTGCGTAGAGCGTCACGTTGTCAATAATCGTGCTGCTCGTGCCAGTGGAATGAATTGACGTGCCGGGAGTGCTCGTCGCCGCCACAAGGATCGGCTGGCCCTGATTCGATCCGCTCAGCAATACCTTCGTATAGGTCGCCATGTTCTGTTCTCTCCCTAGCTAAACAAACTAATTGCGATCACGATCTGGTCGCTGTCGCCCGTGCTTGATACCGCCGTCCAACTCGGCGCACTACCTGCACCGTTGGTGGTCAGCACATAGCCAGCCGTGCCCGCCGCCAGCCGCGCCAACTGCGTTGATGAACTCGCGTAGATGACATCGTTCGCCGCCTGAGATGCGATCGCAATGCCGCCCGTGCGGATGGCGATCGGGTTGTCCACCGTGTTCTGATTCCAATCGGTGGCGGCGATCAGGTCGCCGGTCGTTTTCGATGTTGGTGTGACGTATGCCATGTCGTGTCCTTATAAGTATGCCAGACGCGTTGTCTCTCCGAGCGTCGAACTGCCGAGCAGCCAGACCGACGTCGTATCTAGCGGTGCTAACACCCAATTAGCCGTGACGAGTTTGCCACCGCCCTGAACGGATAATCCGACCTGATGAATCACAAACGGTCGCGCCGAAAGGCCGGATACCGTCTCAGTGATATCAATACGATCACCAGGTTCCCGTGCTAAGACTTGCATCAGTCGCGTGGCATCACTACCAGCCACAGAGACGCTATTCGATTGCACAGACGGCGAGGAATAGATCGAGAGCGTATACTGTGCGGCACCGGCACCACGACCGGCGTCGTTCTGATACGGCATCGCAAAGCTCAGCGTATGCGCGCCATAGGTATCCTGTGAGGAGACATCTTCCGCCTCGGCCACAACAGGTGTAAACCTGATCGCGGTGCCTCGAATCTGGAGCGACGTGATGAACGAAGCCGCGCCACTGTTGTTCGTGATATCAAAGCGAGCACCATTAGCGCCAGCATAAACAGTGACCGCATGACTACCAGTGACATCAGTGCCGCTGCCATCCGCTGCGGTGTTCATCGTGTAATCCGTCGATGCCACTGGCTCGATCATGTCGAGTCCGGCAATCTTGGAACGACTTTCCGACGGGTCACGATACGGCCCAAGCAGCGTAATCGTCTCGGCATTCTGAACCGATGGCTTCGACTGCAACGAATAGAGCACTTCAGGCGAGCCGCCCACATCACGAGAAGTCACGCCGACTTGAACGTGATTGATGATGTCATCACGAGATCGGCCAGTCGCCAGCGACACCATGCTGTTATTCACAACATAGGATGCCGTCGAGAGTGCCGATCGTGTTGCTCGTGATTCGAATACAAACGTGCCACCGCCGACGGTATCGCCCTTGATATAGCTATAGCCAAGCTCACTGGCGCAGATGCGCGAGAGTTCAGAGAGCGTCGTAGAACTGCGGTCGTCGGTGTTATCGAGCGCAATCGCGTAAGTGTCCTGACCATTCGCAATTGATCGAGCGCGAACCATCGCCGCCGTATTCGGAGAGCCGACACCCGCCGTCCGTCCGAGCCGCGTAGACTGCCCGAGCAATCCCGTGCCGAGCGTCCAATACGTGTTGGTTGCGTCATCGATCAGCAGCTTGACCAAATCAGAGCTACTGTTATTAATCCGCGCTTCCAGACCCCAAATCTTGAACTTGGCAAAGTCATCCACGACATCGAGTGCCACGACGGTGACACGCCGCGACAGATACAGGCCAGCCTCTGGAGATACGCTATCAATCGAGCCGAGGAACTTGTAATACGTCGTCCCGGCATAGGTCAGACTGAGCCGGACGATGACGCCCAGGTCGAAACCTGCACGAGCGTTCGCGTGTCCGAGGCTGTAATAGCCGACGAGTCCAGCGCTATTTTTTGCGGAATTGTCTAGCTGAAATGTCAATGATCCCGTGCCGGCCACGCGATCCGTCGGCCCACCACCACTAATGCCATAGGTGCAAGATAGATCAGAGAGCACATCCGAAGACACATCCGTCCACGCGCCATTCAAGCCGGATAATTTCATCTCAACTTTAACGGCGGCACTCGGCATTAGGCCATCGCTCCTGAGAGCTGCATTGCATCACGCACAGCGCGTCCAATGGCTCGTGGCAGCATTGCGTTCATATCTGCGCGAAGTCCGGCAATCTCTGCGGCCATTGCCGCATTATCACCGCCGCCCATATCTGCCGCGAATGCCGCCGCTTGATCTGATCTGACAACTGCCTCATTGCCATGCAACGTCGTCTTGGTGCCTGATCCGAAATTGGCAAACCAGCGACCGAATCGGCCCATCGTGCCGGTGGCGAATCCATCGCCAGTGATATCGGCATTATCGCCGCCTCGACGCTCGACTGAGCCAAATCCAGGAGGAGGCCCAGGATCGTTATATTGAGCCGTCACGGTCATCGTCCGATCTCTCGTCGCGGCATCAATGGCAGACACCAGCGAGTCAATCTTTCCAAGGAGATCATTCATCGCCGTCAAGATTGTCTCAATCGCGCCGTTGATCTTTTCGTATTCCGTCTTGACTGGCTCGCCGAACTTAATCTTCGTCAGGTCTGTGAACTTGTCGCCGTTCTTATCCGTAAGCTGTCCGGTGCGAATCAGTTCATTAATCATCGGCTTCATGTTGGCCGGAATCGTTGTGCCAAACTGGATTGAGTCATTGACGATCTTGTTGATCTCGTCCTTCATGCCGACAAGAACGCCACCAACATCCGCGCCACTCTTGGTCAGCAACGTAAATGCATCGATGACCTTCTGTGCTTCAGCAGTGAGTTGCGCCTGTTGGAATGCTGGCCCTAATGCCGAGAGATCAACACCAAAGTCCTTAGCGACCTGAGCGACCTTCTCAAAATTGAATCCGATCAACTCGCCCTTCTGATTGAACACATAGCCCATTTCGTAGGCTTTGCTAATCAGTCCGCTGAGTTCAGTTTGCAAGCTGGATAGCTTGCCCTTCATCTCATCGAGTTTGACCTTTGATTCCTCGACACGCTTATTAAACTCGCCCTGAGCCGCCTTGAGTGCTTCGAGTCCTTGCTTGCCCTGACCGCCAAACGCCTCGCGAATCGACAGGCCCATCGCGTTATAACGTGCTTCGAGTTCATCAACGCTGCCGCCCTGCTCAAGCATCTTGCCCTTGAGCTTTTCGATCTCTGCGTTGGCGGCTTCGATCTCCTTCTTCATCGGGTCAGAGAACAGACCCTTGATCCAGCCCATCGCCTTGGACATGCCCACGCCCAGCAGCTGGCCGCCCAGGGCGCCTAACCCCGGCATCATCGTTCCCAACATGCCCCCCAGCTTGGAGGCGAAGAACCCAGACGTCGCCGATGCCGCTTTCTGCGAGAAGAACGACCCGAAGGAATTGCCGACCATTGATCCAATCGACTTACCAACATCGCCGCCGCCCTGGATAGCTGACAAGATCGTAGGCCCTAGCTTGCCGAATATCTCGCCAAAGATACCTGTTTGCTTGCCAGTATCTCCTAACGATTGTCCAAGTTTCTTCAGGCTTTCGCTTGAGCTGTGCATCGCTGGCACAACCTGAAGATTCTTTTTGACCCACTCAGCCGTTTGTTTCTCAGCTTCATATGTTGCTTTAGCAGTGTCACTAAGAGAACGACTAACCAAGGGAATATCTGTAATCAGCGGAGAGACCGCAAGCCTGAAACTCTCATACGTCGGCGCGACTCTATCAAGAGATTGTTTTAATTGATCCTGCTTCGCAATTTGATCCGTAAAGGATTTTGTCAACCGCTGGATGGTTGGGTCTATTTCCTTGTTCGCCTCTGACGCCTGACGAGTCGCGCCTTCATATTCTCCAATACGATGCGAGAGTGTCTCAGCGCCAGCAGCGCTTTTCGCCATCGCAGGATTCAAATGCGCGGCAATCGCATCTCCAGCATTCTGGCTCTGTTGTTTCAGAAAGCCAATGGCGTCGCCGAGTTTCTCAGCACCTGGAATCTTAGATGCGAATGGTAACTTCTGGATCATCTCGATCAATGACACCAGAGAATCCGCCACAGCCTGACGCATCACATTGAACGACAGCACCAATCCATCAACGGCAAACTTCAACACTGTCCCGAGTATTCCAGCCAGCGTGCCAGCCAGATCAGCCATCATCGTCAGTGCTGGCAACAATGGCCCGATACCCTCCAGAAGTGCATTCTGCAAGGATCGCGTCAGATGCGTTTGTGCATCATTGAACTCACTAGCTGCATCGACACTTTCACCGCCGAGCAGATCGGCGTGATTCATGATTTCGATGTTGGCTTTGTTGAACGCACCAGCCGATGCGACCATGCCCTTGCCTAGCAATTCATTTGCCAGCAACGCTTTCTTGCCCTGATCATCAACATTCGCCAGCCCATTAGCGACGAGCTTAAAGGCTTCCTCTGGCGACTTGTTTTGCAAGTCCACCATCGATAGGCCGAGTGCCTTTAATGCGGACTCCGTGCTATCACTTCCGCCAGCGACCTTGGTGGAAAGTTTTGCTGCGCTCTTGGCGATCTCATCAATGGAGATACCAGCGCCCTCGAATGCTTGCTGGAATTGCTGCACGGCATTTGTAGATAGTCCTGTCTTCTCGGCAATATCTCCAATCTTGTCAGCGGCATTGATAGCGCCTTTGCCAAATGCCAACAATGCACCCGCTGATACGGTGCCAAGCGACAAACCGAATTGAGCCAGACCGCCCGTCATGCGCTCAAACACAGTCGGCTTGAGTGCGCTATCGAGTTCCTTGCCGATCTTTTGTATCTCTGGAGGAATCGCGATGCCAAGTCTAGTCATCTTGTCAATCGCATCCGTGATCGTGCGATTGACGCGCACCATTTCAGAATCGGTAAGCTTAGACGCACCGCCGATCGCATTAACGGCTTCTGTTGCCTTGACCGCATTCGCGATCAGGTTCTCGCCAGAGAATGCCTTAGCCGCTTTATCGACGCTGCGCTCTGTCACGCCAGCAGCCGAGGCGAGCTTATCAAGCGCACCTTCTGCTGACTTGGCAGCCGTCATGAAGCTAGAGAAGTCAGCGACGAATTTAGCTGTGACCGCCATGACGTTCTAACTCCTCAATCAACACTTTGTGGACCGAGACAGGCAGCGCCTCAAACTCGGCCCACGTCCAATGCATTACTCGGCAGATGGCGAGTCCGTGCTCGACATACTGCCGCCATTTTTTCCCATCGCCTGTTCACCCGCCTCGATATGCTCAAGCACCGCCGCGCTAATGCGCTCCCAGGATGACTTGCTCAGATTATCCACGGCATCAAAGGTGAACTTCACCGGCGAGCCATTCCGCATCAAGCTCCAGCCGACGATATACGCGCAGATGTTCGCCTTCCAGACTTCCTTGAGGTCAGGCTCAATCCGCCCATCAGCACGAACAGTCTTAATCAATCGCTGCTGCACAGCCATTGATTCGCCGACCGTCAACTCACGCTTCACATCGAGCCATTGACCTTCGCCAATATCCAGACGAACGACACTCGGCTCGACAAACCAATCACCAGAACTGTTGATCGTCTTACGCTGCTTAACCATGCTGTTGTATCCTCTCGCCGAGCGTCATTGAGATTCGCTCGTCGGTATGCTGCAAGTGAACGACCGGATAGGCTAACTCTTGCCGACCCATCCGCAAAAAAACAACTAACGGCTCTTGCGCCATCCGATAGTCATCAGTGCTAACCACATCGCCTGATAACTCATGATCTACCAGTGTCCACGGGCCGAAGGTCGCCGCCACAAGATATGACCAGCGCACTTCACCCGTGAACCCTGACAGACGCATCATGAATTAGCCGACGCGAGTGCAATTACCAGTGAACTGGATATCCGTCTTGAACGTCACCGGGCCAGACACGGAATCCTCAACAGACATATTGCTGGCAAACACCTGACCATACCAGTATTTGGCCACGCCAGTGCCACCCGGATACAGGTAGCAACTGACCGCCTCAGCCGAATCGAATGCATCGAACGGGATGTCTGCATCGTTAGCAAAAAACCCATCCAGGCTACCCGTGGCATTCTTGATACCAGCTACGAAGCTCGCAAAGGTATCACCCAGTGATGTCGTTTCCGCGAGTGCCTGCTCAATCGAGAGCGACCACGCAGACAGATTCGCCACACTCGACGCGCTACCGGCGTTGCTCGCTGCCAGCAGAACCGCGCCATTCCGACCATGATACTTAGGCATTACTGACTCCCTTTGCAGCATGCTGCTGCCATATTGTTAATTGTTCGATGACTTGCCGTGATCGCACCAGCCACGTATCTGATTGCACCGCCGCACGTTGTTGAGCCGCAATCGCCTGACGCCTTGATTCATCGCTCAACAGTTCACGCAATAATGCGCTGGTCGCTGCTGGAGATGATACGACAGGCGCATCAGGAAACTTCTCGTGCCACTCGGCCCGCCCATCAGATACAAGACAGACTCCCGCTGCTGATAATTCGTAACAGCGAGGATTAAGACTCTCGGCGGCAATAGGTGCCGCTCGGAACAAGTTCATTGCAATCTTCGACTTCTGCGCTAACTGAATCATCTCCCGATTCGGCGTAATCCCGCCTTTAAGGAATTGATGCAATCCGCTGCGCTTCGGCACGTCAACCGGTCGGCAATACAAATGGAAGTCAATACCAGACCAATCAATCTCCGAGAACCATTTTACGCGCTCAGGAAACATTGACCCGCAGAAAAACACATCAGACGAATATGCACTCGCTGGCTGCATATCATGCACACCGACGCGCCATGCGTGTTTGATATATGCAGTATTCGGCTGTACTGTTTCAAACGCTGGCACGGCGGCTCGTTCATTCGTCCATACGCCATCACAGGCCTTCGCCATCGCGAGTTCCTGATCCATGATATACGGCGACTCGGTGCAAAGTAGCCAGACGCGCAATCCAGCTCTACGCATCAATTCGATACGATCAAGCGGGATAAACATCGCCGTCACAATCAAGATATCCGTAATGCGCTTCTCAATCGCACGTTCCACGATGCCCGTGGTCGCGTGATGCATAACGTCAACCTGATTCGGCTTCGTCCACGCAGTATCCTGACTGGCCTTCTTCTGCTTGCGCCAGAGATAATGCAGCCAGTTATGCGCCATCGTCATCCGGCCATCAAGCCGCCATTCGCAGACGTTGACGCCATTGGCCTTCAGTCCCTCGACCAAGCCGACGTGAACATCATGCGTCGCCCACGATGCACCGGGATGCACAACGAGCAGATTCATTGCAGCCACGCCTTCTGCCCGTAATCTCGACAGGCATAAGTCACGGTGTCATGCCAGATCGGTGCTTCATCGTAGTGCTTGATGGTGCTAACGATAAAATCAAAATCGCCTTCGTAACGATTGCCCCAGGTGCCGAGTTTGCCAGCTACATTAGGCACGACTATCTGCGGTGTTCCGATGTTGCCTTGGCTAATTTTTGGCACCATCGGCAACTTGCGCCCATGCGGATCGATCATCGAGAAGATATGCGGACGGGCCGGCGCTTTAGCGATGGCTTTTCTAATGACATCAAGCGCAAGAGGCACCAGCGCATCGTCATCATCAATAAATAGCAGATGCGTTCCACCTGCCAGCGGCATCGCGTGATTACGTTCAGCATGACCCCAATTGTTACCAGGCTGCACATCAATCCACCGCGCCTGATTCCAACCAGAGACCATTTCGCCGAGTTCTCCACCGCCAACAATCAACAACTCGTCGCCATCCTGCATCTGAACACGCGCAGACCGAGCCGCAAACGAGACGCAATCTCGTCCGCTAGTCACAAGGATGATCGAGAAACGGATCACTGCGGATCGACCATCACGCGATACATGCCGCCATTATGCTGAAACCGATGATCGCTAGCATCATCAACTTCGGTATAGGCGACACGTTCCTCACGCACACAGAGCATCGAATCGTAACCGGAGATCGATAGCGTTGCACCGTTCAAGATGGCATAAATGCGATCCGCTGCCGCTGATGCTGCGACCATTGACGTAGACCCGTCAACGGCCTTGATCATGTAGCGCACAGATTCAAAGGCTGGCGTCGAGGTGCTCATCTGCGGCTCGTCTAAGTGATCGACGATCTCCACAATGACGAACGGCTGCAATGCGCCCTGCGGAGATGTTCCACGAAACACGCCTCCCGGTGCTAGCGTGGTTAATGTGGCATCATTTGTGAGCGCCGTAAAAATCGCCGCATCAATCGCTGCGCTGCTCATGACTTATCCACCGCCGCTTGCAGTATCTCAGGCAAGATTTGCTCGATGCGGTCATTCATGCGCCGACGTGCGCCGCCAGCTTTCGCGAATACAAAATTGCCAGGAATATGCCTTTGGGCATTCTTATGCATGAATCCGTATTCATACCAATGCGCGTGAGGTGCGGTATTCCTTACTTCAAATTCCACAACATTGGTATCTTGCAGTTTCTCTCTAACTTTTATGCCTCGTCGCAGATTTCCAGTTGGGCCGATTCTGGTATCAGACTTTGCTTGTTCCGCAAACGCCTGAGCTGATTGCTGCACTGTGCTTCGCACGCCATCAGCGGCAATCTTGCCGGATACCTTCAGCGTTGCCATCAACTCTTTTAGCCCATCAAACTTGAATGAGGCACTCATGGCAATTGCTCACACGCCAGCAACAGAAATTGATTCCGCAGCTCGACGTTCTGAATACCGCGCACCATATAGACGGCTGAAGACGTGCTGAGTTGCGTCTTGGTCGTAACGCTCGCATGATAACGAATGGTGATCAGATGCGAGATCGGCGCTTCGATGGTATTGGATATCTGACGCTCGATGACGCTGGCTGTGGCTGGCTCAATCCTCGCCCAGACCGTGGCGGGAGATGCCGATGCAAACGTGTCTACGTAGCCGCCCTGACCATCAGACGCTCGCGTCGGATTCTTCACATCGACGCGCTGCCGCATCAGGCCGATGGCGTTCTTCACGGCACCTGCTCAAGGCGATATGGCCCCATCAGCCGCTCAATCGTGGTCTTGGTCTTGGATGAGACAGATATCATCGTTTCTTGGCGCTGCTCATAGAGATCGCCGAGCATCAAATAGATCGCCATCTTAATGCCATCTGGCACATCCACGGCTACGCCATATCCGCAGACTGCACGCACGACGACCGGCGCAATCGCATCGGTATACAACGATGGCAGCGACACATCATCATTCAGTTCGATATAGCCTCGACCTGCCGTCGCGCCACTCAATGTCCGCACCGTATAGTTGCTGCTGGCGAGCGTCTGGCTAACGCCATCCTCATCCAGATACGTAATACTCGTTACGCTCTGCAACGGCGCTTTCGGCAGGATCAATGGTTCTCGCGTATCCATGAAAGACTGATACCGAAAATCCCACGTCTGTGTAATGAGTGCGCGTCTTGTATACGTTTCGACCCACTGCCGAGCCGCGACAATCATGCCCGTAATGAGGCTGTTCTCCGTCGTGGAATCCACGCGCAAATAGAGCTTCGCCTCTGTGAGCGTCAACGGCTCGACAGACGGAGCCGACACGAGCGCACTAAATGGATGCGATTGCCACATGCTGCCGTCGCTTCACTTTCACTTCAGGTTGCACAACTGCTGCAACTTGTGGAGGTGCGATCGCACGAGACACGCCCTGATAGATCAATGCCGCTGCGAGGTTATCAGGCACGTCAACGACGCCAATTCGCAACACGCGATCAGACAGCACGACATCCTGCAACATTTCAATCTGCATAAATAACTCATATCAGGAGCCGCGCCAGGATTATACCTAGCGCGGCTCTCTGGTCTATTACGCGAACGTCTGATCGCCCACTGGCTGCGTAGCGGCCATCTGCTGGATGCAATCAGCCGAGAACGCGGCACTCGCCGTGCCGGTCTCAGTCGCCACCAGACGCACATATCGCTTACCGCCAACGTAGCCCATCAAGCCACGCATATTCGACTGCGTCGTCGAATCGTTGATGACGAGATTGCTACCGAGCAATCCCGTCGCCGCGGTGACCGTCGCGCCATCAGTCAAGCCACTATCATCGCCGTGTTCGAGCGTCAGCGTGAAGTAGTTCGAGGAATCCGCCGTGGTCACGGTCGCCAACTGCACCACAAACGTGCAAGCGCCAAAGCCTCGCATGTCGATGATGTTGGTGCCGTTTGCCGTAGCCGTGCGGCTGGCATAGTTGAATGCCGAGGTGACCTTGAAGTCATTCATTGAATCGCGAAGCATAACTATATCTCCCTACCTATAAAGGATTAACTAGATGAACTTCAGGAACTTGATCGCGTCAAAGTCCACCACGCCACCGCCCACACGACGCACCGCATGGAACGTCACATAGGGATTGTTCGAATACGGATCGCGCAGCACCGAGAGACCGATACGATCAACGATCATGTAGCCAGCGCGGAAGTCACCAAACGCCACCGACAGGCTATTGGCACCGAGCGCGGGCATGTCCTCAGCTTCGACCACCGGATACCCCAAGAGGCTCGCGGGAGTGCCAACCTGCACATTCGGAGACCAGATATAATCGCCGTTCGAGTTCTTGAGCGTCCGCGCCACGGCCAAGGTTGCCTTCGACATCATCCAGACCGCATTCGCACGATACCCGGCTTTGACCTTGTAGGCCAACTCAGTCATCTTATCGACGCCGTTCGAGGTGCTGCCGAACCCGCCGCTGGTGCCGGTCGCTACGTGCTCAAGCTGGCCCCAGGTGCGAGACGAGTCAGCCGTCGCCGCCGTGGTGTAAGTGGTGAAGCCACGAGGCTGCGCCACGCCCGAACCAGCCACGAACGCGGTGTTCTCGCTCAGGTTGAAGTCACGAGCGATCTTCTCGCCAATCCACGCCTCGATATCGACCGCCGGATCCTCAAGCATGACAGGCGAAATACGCGGCGAGCTGCGCTGGTTGTTGACCTCGATCCGATACTTCTTCAGCGAGGGAGTCGTCGGATCGCTGCTGGCCGTCACTTCATCCAACCACGACACCGAGAGCTGGCCGTAATCAACAGCGCCCTCAATGGCGTTTCCGGTAATGGCCTGGATACGCGCCACCTGACGCACAGGCGACGTATCGAAAATACGCTGCACAATCGGCCCGACAACGGCATGAGGCACGAGATAGCCGCCCGTGGTGTCATCGCTGACACGAGCGCCCTTGATGCCTTCCAAGCCAGCCACATCGCCCTTCCGCATAAACTGGCGGAATGCCTTGCGGTGCTCGTCGCCGACCTGTTCGCCAGAATGCTCCGTGCGCGTCTGCGCGGCAGCAATCGCCTTCTGCGATTCGTTCAGCTTCTCCAGTTCCGCGTTGATCTTCGCCAGCTTCGCATCATATTCCGATGCCGAGCGGCTCTGTTCAATCGCGCTCAGTCGCGCTTCATTCGCAGACTTAAACTGCTCCCACGCCTGCGCCTGTGCTTCAAGCACCTGCTTAACTTCATTCATAATCTCTGCTCCTTAACGGTTAAACTGTGAACCGCGCTACGAGTGCGGCGACCTCATCATCTGACAGTTCCTTGATCGCCTCTGCCTCACGCAGTGCGCCTAATCCTCGACTCGCAATCAATTTGCTTTCGGATCTGGAGAACCCTACATCACGCAGGATACGCTCCAAACCACGATAGCCTGAGTCGGTTGTCTTCACTGATTCGACTCGCGCATCACCATTGGCCGGAAAAGTGACAGGCGAGACTTCCCACAAATTAATCTGCTTCAACAAACGCGCATCACGCTGGCGGTCGTATTCTTCGCGCACGACCGAATACCCAATCGATAGTCCACTGAGTGCGCCCATCTTCATCAGGGTATAGGCTTCATTGCCGAGCGTCGTATCGGCAAGCTCGCCGACGACGTGAAGCCCATACTCGTCTTCATGCATTTCTTTCCAGACGCCAATCGGCGATGCCGCATTGTGCTGCCATAACATGGCAGGCATCACCCCAGAATCGTGCGACTTTCGAAGACTCTCCGCAAATGCGCCACGCTCGACAATATCGCCATAGGCATCAATGACGCCATAGACGCTGCCGTAGCCCTCAAACATTCTCGGCGCTTGCTGCGCTTTGAACTCGCACGGCATTTGCCGCAGCGACAACTTGCGATCGTCGCTCTTGCCCTCATCAATTTTCATGAGTTCGTCTCGCTTGTTAGTGCTCCACACGCGACCTGGATCGCCGCCCCACAATAGCCATGCAATCTTTCCCGCCGATGGGAAGTCCTCGCTGTCCTCGTCCTCGAAGCCTGGCGCTTCGCGGTCTACCGCATGCCGTTCGAAATAGGCATACATGCGACGCACACGATCAGGCGACAATTCCGATCCGCTGAGAATCGCTCTCGCGGTGCCGACACCCACCGCCGTGCCACCGCGTCCGTATTCTTCTCGCCACCCTAGGCCGATGATCGCCTCTCGGCGCATCGCTGCCGTTGGCTCTAGATTGATCTCGACGCCCTGATATGTAGCCATCAGCGACCTACTGGCCTTGCCAATTCGTCTTCGTCGTTGTTATCGCTCACGGCTTGCATGTTGAGCGGCTCAAGATATCGATCACCACCGTCGATGGGATTCATATTCTCGAATGCCCTGATGTCATTAACGCTCAAGAATCCGGCATTGCGTCCGGTGTTATAGGCGTCATACCGTGACTTCAGGTCGCCGCGCATCAGTCCGTCAAGCATCAACTCGACAAAATACGTGCGCTTCTGCTGCGGTGAATCGCTCAAAATAGCGCAGTGGATGGCTTGCTCCAGACGCACCGCCCACGGGCGAATGCAATGCGTCACAAACTCAATCGACTGCTGCTCAATGTTGGAGAATGTCGCCTTATCGAGATCACCGATCAGGTGAGGCGGCACACGGAAGATAGATGCAATCTCTGAACGCAGGAACCGTCTCGTCTCCAGATATTGCACATCCTGAGATGTCATCGACATCTTCTCGACGGTCATGCCTTCTTCAAGCACCGCCGTGCCACCGGCACGACCTGATCCAGAGAATGCTCGATTCCACGATTCGCGCAATCTCGTCGCGGCCTCCTCGTCGAGCGTTTCGGGATGCTTGATGACTACACTCGGCGTCGCGTCATTTTCCAGCACACGATGGCCGTAGCGTTGTGCTGCTCTCGCGCTGCTGAATGTCTCAGCCGAATCACGCAGCACAGATCGACCAATCAGGCCGTCCGTGCTCATGCACTTGAGATGCAGAATCGGCGGATAGCTACTAGGCATCCGCTGTTCGAAGACTTCTGATTTTCCGTGCTCAGGCCGATACGTATAGACCAGACCGTATGAGCCTCGCGTAACCGTCATCGCATCTGGATCGAGCGGCAACAGTTCGACAATAAATCCGTTAGAATCTCTGACGATCTTTGCGTAAGCATTGCCGCGCAACAATGCATGCGTCAGCAACTGTTCACGAAACTCCATCGACGTTTGAAACGGATTCGGCTTGTAACGGAGCAGCTCATAGAGCGGATCGCCTTCTGCGCGATCCTTACCGCCATCGGATCTGCGTCGATACAGAATGATCGGCAGTGATGCGGTTGTCTCAGCGATGACGCGCACACAGGCATAGACTGCTGCTATGCTAAACGCAAGGCTTTGTTTATCCAGCGCCATACCATCGCGGATAAAATCCTCAAGCGCCGTGCCGCCGATCATAGTGCTCTTGGATCGCGTCACTGGTTCGATACGTCTAAACAGACGATCAATCAAACCCATGCTTTATCTTTCTGCACGACTGGCATTATAGAACAATTAAGCCACGACTTTTTAATCCACTTGCATTTCGTCCTGATAATCCGTTCTTACGACTGAGAGCCATAATCAACGCGACGATGGCGTCAATCTTCTCAGAGGCTCGTTGCTTATCAGGTGCAATGTTTCCATTGGCGTCAGACCGCACGACCATGTTATCAGCCATCCATCGCAACACGGGATGACCGCCATGCTGCAATCGTCCTGTAGCGAGTAAGGCTGATAGTTCCTTCGTCGGCTCCGAAAGCGTCTTAAATCCCTGACGCACTTCGATGGCGTGCAAGCCGTCAGATTCTAGCTCTGTGGCGAGGCTCATGGCGTTCCACGAGTCAAAGGCGATCTCTTTGACCTTCCATTCCTTCGCCATCTCGTTAATCTCACGACGAATGAATGATTGATCAATCACGTTTCCAGGCGTGGTTTTAAGATAACCTGACCGCCGCCACGCATCCAGCGGAATCAACGCCCTGCGGCTCTGCTCGACAATCGACTCCGGTGCCCAGATTGTCGGCTCGACCACCACGCGATTATCAACATTAAAGATTGCTACCGCTGCTGTGAAGTCGAACTTCGAGCTTACGTCCAGGCCGATCACGCACGGCATGCCACGTAACGAGGCTCGGTCAATCGGCTCGGCGTTCTCGGCTTTATCCCAATCAGCCATCGAGATATAGCGATCAAGTTGCTGCACCCACTGCCCGAGATGGAGCCGCCGGAACTCAGGTTCAGCCGTCCCGATATGCTCGGCCTGTTGGCACTTCCGCGCGAGGTCATCTTCTTTGACAGAGACGCCGAGGTTTGGATTCGCCTTTCGCCAGACCACAGGATCGCGCCAGTCATCATCAGGATCAGCGCCGATAATCGCGCCGAACCATGTTGGATCATCGACAATGCCGCGCAAGACTTTACTGGTGTATTCGTGATGATCCCAGCACACGCCAACTTGACCGACGCCAGCGGTCGTAATCTCGAACACAAGCGGCTGCCTGCGTGTGCCTGTGGCCGTGGTCATCACGTCCATCATGTTCGTAGATTTCATGGCGTGAATCTCATCGAGCACCACGCCATTCGGACGCAAGCCATCGAGCGTATCTGCATCCGCTCCGAGTGGTTCTAGCTTCGAGGCTGTCTGGAGTTCATGCAGATTATTAACTCTGACCTTTATGCGATTCTTGAGGCCAGAGCGCATGACCATCTGGCGTGCCGCTTCCCACGTAATCTTGGCTTGTGCTCGATGCGTGGCACAGCAATAAACTTCTGCGCCAGGTTCCTTATCGAAGAACGCCAGCCAGAGCGCCACGCCTGCCGCGAGTGTTGATTTGCCTTGACCTCTCGGCTGTTCTAGATAGCACTGACGGAATCGACGTAAGCCAGTCTCACGCGACCGCCAGCCGAACAGCGATCCAATCATGAACGCCTGAAACGGCTCTAATAGGATCGGCTGGCCGGCCCATTCGCCTTTGTAGTGTTTTAAGCTAGCAAAGAATCGAAACAACCTATCAGCGGTAGCCTCATCAAAAATCCATTGCGGTGATGACAGATCGCGTAAATGACGCTCACACGCGAGACGAAACAACGCGCCAGCAGGAGCTTGACCAGATACGACAGACTCGGCAAACGACGTAACTGAATTACTGCGTGCGTCGTGCGGCGTAGATGTAACCGTCATCATCAAGGAATTGCGCGAACGGATCGACATCAACGGCCACCTTTGCTACGACCTTGCTTGATGTCATTGGTGTCAGCCCAAACTCGCCCAAGAATCGCGCCACTTGTGCGGCCTGATGTTCAATGCGTGATGCGATGGGATTGATCTTATATTTCCGCTGCACGTCGCCACGAGCATTGACAGTTTCATCGCAGACCATCTGCTTATGACCAGCCTCCGCAAACTCAACCCGCGCACGATCCAAATCCGCCCAGGCTAGACACAAAAGCGCCAGCATCTCGCCGTGCGCCTCGGTCAATACCTGAGCCGCCGCAATTCGATCTGATAATACCCGCCACTTCTCGGACGCAATCGGATCAACCTTCACCAGCTCAGGCATGACGGGCAAAGCAGCCGCATACTTCGCCTCAGTTTTAGCGTTTCGTCGAGCGCCTATAATCTTGCGGATCGCTTCAGGATTCTTACGCCGTCCGGATCGAAAATTCCCCATAATCCACCAGTTATGCCACAAAGCATGCCAAACCAACAATGATCGAGGCAATATTTGATTGACTTATTTTGACCTCACGCGAAGAAAGA